GGGGCTGGTCCGTACAGGACATCCCCGATCGTCACGTTCAGGGCTTCGTGGACTTCAGGGACGTACAGGTCACGGGCCATGAGATAGTCGATAAGCTCATGGCGCTCTGTGTGTGCGAGATGGTCTCGCACAACTTCAGAGATGAAGTCGTCCCATGACATCTCAAGGACATCAGCGGGCTCATGGTCAAGAGCCCAGCGGGCTATCCCGATGATGAGCTGTATCGCCGCCGTGAAGCTCTCCGGCTTCAATGTGCCCTGAAAGAATCTAAACTCCAGGGTCGCAAAATTCCTCAAGTTAAGGGCGTGGTATCTACTCCCTGTGGAGTAGTAAGTCCACTCCGTATCCTCACCAGGAAAAGCCGCATATTGCTCTAACTTCCCCATGTCCTTACGTCTGGAAAGCTTGATAAACTCCTTACGGAAACGCTTTAGGATGTTAAAGAGCGTTTCCTCATGGCCCTCAAGCGGGGCCCTGCTTACGTGGATATGCAGGCCGCAAGTGGTCGTATCGTGTGCACGATACCCCAGCCTGACGGCTTCCTTCATCATGGCGCTGATTTTCTCCCTGATGTTCGCCATGTAATATGGCAGGGAGAAGGCGCTCGTTATAATCTCAAAGCCGTCCGTTAAGGACCCGTCATGCTCGCAGTGAGCGAAACTTTCCCCGCCCAAGATGTCCAGCAGGCGGGCCGCGTTTTCGTCAGATTCGCCGCCCTTGTCTACCTCTATCTCCGCACCGAAAAAGAGCCCATCGGAAGGGGCCCCGTAGAAAGAGGGCTCCCCCGTCCAATCTTTGTACCCGTAGATCACTCGATCCTCATTGTCCTGCCAGCACGACTGGCAGAAATAGCTGTCGTTCCACTCGCTGTAATGGGCCCCTTGTGCGGATACAATATCCCCGCAGTTGGAGCACTCATAATAGTCTCCCTCATAGAGACAGTCGCGGCAGATATGCCGGTCTTCGTTGCTTACATAGATCAGGTCGCGGGCGTACCAGTGCCCGCAGTCAGAGCACTCCCATGCGTGCTGATTGGCACATGATGGGCAGTAATAGACCTCCCTGTCCTCAATGAAGCATGCGTTATCCTCAATGTTGACAAGGTCCCCACAGTACTCGCAGGACGTGTACCAGTTCTCAACGCAAGAGGGGCATATGTACTGCTCCCCTGCATCATGGACGGGGTGGTAATCTTCCTCAGTAGCTGTAAACTCTTTGCCGCAATGCCAACACGTTTGGACGTTGTTGCTGTTAACTTCGGTCATCTTACTCATACCCTTTCATCGTAGGACGTGGTAAGATAGCCCTTGAGTTTGTAGGCTATGCTTACCTTTTTTTTTTCATGGGCCCCGCCACGATCTAGACCATCATGGCGGGGCATAGGACGATAGCGCGTGATAGATTAGCTCTTGTTGTTGTTGTTGTTGTTGCTCTTGCTTTCCCGCCATTGCTGATAAACAATCAGCGGGAAAGCACCACAAAATCCGAATATGAACACAAGACCGACGATAAACAGAGCGGCTATTAGCTCTTGGATGATGCTCATGTTATCCATCCTTTCTCTGAGATGTAGGGAAGTGATAGATTTGTTCTTACCTTCTATTCGATTGTCAATGTGCGGGCCCTTCAGAGGATGGGCGAGGAATTCGCTTTATTTAGTTGAAGTGATTTTCTTGTTCGTCCTACTTCATAGCGTCCCTCCCTTCATTCCAAATTTGGAAGTTTTCATGTCAAGCAAGTTTGTTTCTGTCTTCCTTGCTTGATGATGATATTGTACTTCCACATTTGGAATGATACATCCGCAAAAATACCTATTCACCATGGAAACTAAAAAACGGGATAAACTAGCTGATAGCAACGATTTAATTATTGGTATGCGTTTAAAATACCTTAGAGAACATAGAGCTTTTAAATCTAAGGATGTTGCTAGGGATCTAGGGATGAATGAGACTTTATATATTAAATATGAAAATTCTTATTCCATGCCTTCAGGCCGTGTTATCAGGAAATTCGCAGAATATTACGACGTATCCGCTGATTTTATCCTTGGGCTTGTATCTTTTCCTATTCCCATATATCGCCAGTCTGGAAAGGAATGATTTATATGGAAGATTTTAATTCGTTTGATTTTTCATGGCAATTAGTGCTTGTTGTTTTTGAATTCTTTATTATCGGCGGGGCTATTTCAACGTTGATCGCGTTTCTTGGGCGTGTTATAAATGATGTGTATCATTGGATTATAGAAGGAATTGATGCAATTAAGATACTGCCATATGCGCCTACAGAGGATGAGAAAGAGAATTGCAGATTGAAGATTGAATTTTTGATAATAGGAATTGATATGATTTTAGGTTTATTTGTGTTGTATTGTGCTTGGCGCTTTCAAAGGGGCGCTATTGCTTTCCTCTTTATCATGTTGTTTTTCATCCAACAATGGGCTATTGCAAAATGGGGGCGCAAAAAATAAATTTAAAGCTTCAGGATGTGAAAGTGATAGTTTCACTAACTAAAGTGTTAAAAAGAGAAAGAGTATCTCAGGATGGGAAGGGATGGAAGGGAGGAAGGAAAGAGCGAGGAAATGGATTTAGTGATGTGAAGCGGTGAAGGAATGAAGGAGCTTGAGGGTAATCGCTTTAGTGAGTGAAAGTGGGATGGATGTTGAGTGAGGGGATGGAATCCGCTTTAGTGAGTGAAAGTGATAGTGAAATTGTGTAGACAATTTGGATGGGGGAAGTTGGTCAGGGAGGGAAGGAACGTTCAAACATTCAAATGAACGTTTGAATGATGAAAAACAAAGGCAACGAAAATCAGGAATGAACAAGCGTTCATTTTCCTTTGAAAAATAAACTTTATTTTCATTGCCTTGTTTGTTGCTCAAAGCTCTAAAAACCCTTGAAAATCAAGGGATAAGATATGTAATCTGCTACTAAATCCAGTGATACCAAGGCTTTTTCAGCCGTTGTCAAGCCCCCAAGGCCCTTGACAGGGCCCCGCGCGCATGATGCGAGGCTCACAGAGCCCTCAAGCGCAGGGGGCACGGGGGGAACGAGAGCGCAGCGCTAGCTATTAAGCCGCTCAGATTTTTTGGGCACAAATTTTAGGAGGTAACTACCATGAAAAAGCTCTTCATCCTGCTTTCCATAACCCTCATCCTCATCATCTTCTTCTCCACCCATCGTGTCACCATCAACGTTGTCATTGAAAGGCGTCAAGACATCGCTGAAGCAACTTCAAACGAGAACACAGCCTTCATCTTAAAACAGATGAGCCACATCAACAGCGACATACAAGACCTCCAGTTTGACATGAGCGACATAGCTGACCGTGTATCCACTCTAGAGAGACAAATGCGTTCATCGTCTCGTGCGAATGATGGCACAATAAGTGATTTAGAAAATAGGCTCGGTTCTTTAGAGTACGATATTATGGACATAAAACGTGCCTTACCTTGATGGCACGTTATACCTCCTATTACTTCGCCCCTTTCCTCCTATTCACGCTCCTGCTGACCACCCTGAGATTGCTCCTGGCATTCCCTCCACCCTTCTTCATAGGCTTCACATGGTCTACCTCCCTAGGGTCTCCCACCTTAAGCCCCATCTTCCTCCTTGCCTGATTCCTCAAGCTCCTCTTCCTCCTCTGTTCGGGCTTGCTGTGGTATTCCCTGTACTCCTTCTTATAGTCCCTGGTCTTCAGGCTCTTCTTCGCCAATCTCCTCTACCTCCTCTGTAGGTCTTCCCTAAGCTGGATGTCTCGCTCTTAGGGCTCAATACGACGGCTTGGCCCATCATATGGCTCAAGCTCTTCCCTTGGCTCATGAACACCCTGAGCTCCTTGTCCAGCTCCCTCTGCTTCCTGGCCTCGATCTGTCTGTCTACGTCCTGAGACATACAGCCTACGAAGTACCCGACCAACATAGCGAGGGCATCCAGACGGTCATCATGACCGAGGCTCCCTCTCTCTTGTGTGATATGGGTCATCTGCCAGAATAGCTGATACTTGGTCTGCTCTGCCCTGTCTCCCTTCTTTACGGCTTCATTGAAGTCCCTCTCGATGACGGACCTGTCAATGATGAGCCGGTGCTGTTCCATGACGGGCTCCAGGGTATCGATGATGCGGCGTTCCTTCTGGATATTGTGCCTGACCTCCTCGATGTGCACGGGGTGACCTAGCCTGATGAAGTAGGGCTCTATGAGCGCCTTGAACATCCCATCCCCGAAGTTGCTCTCGATGATGACGGCATTGACCTTGTTCCTCTTGGCTATCTCCACGAGATGGGTCAGGACGGTCTCATCATATCCGGCATTGCCCATGCCTCCTAAGCCTCCAGCCTCGGTGATAAATATCTGGCTGTTGAGGAGCTTCCCTACGGCATAGGCGGTCTCATCTTGGCCCCTTCCTGAGGGGTCTACGACCATGGCGCTTGAGGTGTAGGGGAGCCATTTGTCGGAGACATAGGCGGGACCATACCAGCGGTCCCCTGCGAGGCCCACACAGGGCAGATCGTCGATGGGGCCATTGCCTCCCCAGACCACCTTCTCTGGGGCTTCCTCCCGATTGACGCCCATGACGATGATGTCGCGGCATCTGAGGGGGAAGCGGTCTGCGTCGCTGATGGTCGTATCCAGCATGAATTGCAGGGCGAAGCCTCCACGTCCATAGGAGGCCTCCCTCTCTAGGAGCTCCATCTCCCCGAAGCGCAGGGGGTCTGTGGGCTTGCCCTTCATCTGTTCTAACTTCCCTGGGTCGTCCAGGACCACCTGTATCCTTGGGGCCAGCTTGTCCCCATACTTAGAGGCCGCAGATGAGGAGCTGTCGGGATACCGGACGGGCCATATCCTTGTGGCGTATCCCCTTTCAGGGAGGAGGTTATAGAGGCTCTGTTCCGTCTGAGGGGTGCCCAGGTAGGTTATCCTTCCCCCGGGCTTCACGATGGCGTCGAACTCCTTGACGGCCTCTGAGAGTCGGTCCCTCATCTGCTGGGTCATGGAGTTATTGGGTATCTCGATGTCATCCGCTATGATCTCATCAGCGCGGCTCCCTGCGAGCTGTCCGAAGATGCCCACGCTCTTGACTGAGGGGGCGTGGTCTGCCTGTGCTGGGGCGACGTCGAAGGCTATCTTGCTGTTCCTCTGTCCGGGCTGTGGGGCGAGGCACTGTAAGAGGGGCATGGTGTTGATGAGCATCAGGGTGAAGGTGCTGAAGTCATCGGCCCGTATCTTGGAGGCTGAGGCCACGAGGAAATTGAGCTGTGGGTCCAGACGGAGCCTCCACACGACGTAGGCTGAGGTTATCCAGGACTTGCCCACTCCACGGAAGCCCTCGATGATCTTACGCCTTGGGCCGTATTGCAGGTATTCGGCGATGTCGTACTGTACCGGTGTGGGGTCAGGGAGGTTCAGGGTCTTCCAGGCGAGCCATAGGAAGGCCCTGAAGTCCTTTAGCTTTGGGTCGATAGGGGGCAGGGAGAGGGAGCTCCCCGCCCTTGCCGTCGGTCTAGCCATAGATGGCCCTCGGTAAGATGGTGACGATATCCTCGGTGTCATCCTCGAAGGATGGAAGGTCGGCGGCTATGGCCCCGATGGTGTTGTTGGCGGGGCCGTAGCAGTCGATGGCGTTGTCCTTGAGGAACTGTCGGATAACGTTCAGGTCGCCCTTGTCCAGGTCTCCCGTCTTGAGCTTCTGTAGGAGGACCTGGGCGAAGAGGGCGTGCATGGAGGCGAGGGTCTCCTCATCAGCGGCGGTGTTTTTCTTGTCAATGTTCATCCGGCGATGACCTCCTTGATGATGGACAACAACCATCCCACGAGGCCGCCCACAGCGGCGGCGGCGGTCATCCAGGCCTTGGTACCGCTCTTAAGGCGGATGATGTCGTGCTTGTTGTCCAGACACATGTTCTCGACCTCATCGAGCTCATCCTTGAGGGATTTGATGGACGTCTTGAGGCTGTTGACGTCAGCGCTTATGGTGGCGCTGGTCTGCTTTATCTCGATGAGGAGGGCGTAGAGCTGGGACTCGAACTGTGAGAGGGGCATGTCCTCACCTCCTTTCATGGCTTTAGAGCTTGAGTTGGTAGATGGCGGGGTAGTTTTGCCCGCCGATGATGAAGGCGCTGTCCTTGGCGTCCCAGTCTAGTGAGGTGGTGGTGGGGTGGACGATCAATCCAGTCGGCAGATACTGCGTGAGCCAATTCTCCGTGTCTGAAGAGATATAGGTCTGGCCGCCGTAACACGCGACACAGAAGACCTCTTTCTCTGGAGACCAGGCGACGTGATATGGGACAGCCGTCTCATTAGGAAGGTGGCATTTCGTCCACTGCGCAGCATCAGGGGATATGAAAACGCCATGAGTACCCGCAGCCATGAGGAGCTTCAGCTTAGAGGACCAACAAACGGAGATAAAGCTCTTACCCGTCACAGTACCATCTAAATAGCCTAGATACCACTGCATGGCATTAGCTGAACGGGTGATGAGAGGGCGGTCGTTTTTATCCTTTCCTACCGCTATGAAGTTCCCTAGCTCAGGGGCCCAACAGGCACCAAATATATCACCAGATAGGCCATATTGTCCGAAATAACTTGGTGTACCGTCGTTCCCTTTGATACTGTAGCCACCGTTTTTATTTAAGCCAAGGTAGAGGTCTAGTTCTGGTGAGTAACACACAGCCGTTACGGAACTGATGCCTGATAAGTTCGTACCGTTTATTACTTCGTTAAGAAATGTTACGGTGCTATAGCTAAAAAGACATCGTGTAGAATATGCCACGAAAATACAGTTACTGCCTTTTTTGCCTGTGACGGCATAACAACTTGGATCGTATAGCTTGACCTGCCTCTCGTACCTGTCGTAAAGACATTTCATGCCTGGGTTTGTATTACTGTATACCGTCCAGGCGGGGAGCTGGGCTACGGGGAGCATCCCGGGGACGGTTGGCTTGATGACCAAGCCGTCCCAGACACGGCACCAGACCTCATCGCAGATGGCGTAGACGTTGCCGTCCTTCGGTGGGAATTGGATGCCGTTCTCTCCCTTCTCTCCCTTGGGGCCCTGCTCTCCAGTGTCCCCCTTCTCTCCCTGGGGGCCGGTGTCCCCCTTGTCGCCCTTATCTCCCTTGTCTCCCTTATCTCCTTTAGGGCCTTGGGCCCCCGTGTCCCCCTTCTCTCCCTGGGGGCCGGTGTCTCCTTTATAGCCCCTGAGCATCTCGATCTGTTCCTGGGTCAGCTCGGATAAGACCACCTCTCCATCGTTGCCCTTGTCCCCCTTGGGGCCCTGGGGACCTACGAGGGTGGCGAGGAATTCCGCTTGAGTGCCCGTGAAGCCCTCGATGACGGCGATGTCATAGACGGAGAGGCCGTTCACGGTCTTGGTCTTCTCATCGTAGAGGGCTTCGTATTTCTTGACTAGGATACTGACCTTGCGGGCCAATTCGGTAAGGTCCACAGAATCAGGCATAGAGCTTCACCTCCTTAGAACCATTTGAAGTCAGACGCCGTGCCCGAATAGAATGGGTAGGCGAGTAGATGGGCGCAGGCACAGAGGAGCATGGGGTGAAAGCCCATATCGCCCAGTATGAGGCTGATGATGAGCTCCGTCCCAAACCCCGCCGCCGCCACGACGCGCTGCTTCCACCGCTCCATCTGGGGCATGTCCCAGATATATCTCGGGACATAAAACCGCCCCCAGGCGAAGCGGAATTTGATCCGCCGCCCAAAGCAAAGGGCGGCCAGGAAATGGCCGCCCTCGTGGGTGAGGAAGCAGAGGATGAGGCTGATAAACAGGTCCGTCATATCGCCACGTCCTCCTCGAACTCCAGCATGATGACGCCGTTAGTGGCGGGTGCCTGATACGTATTGTTTATCTTGTACCCCGTGCCGCGCCCATAGATGCCGAACAGGGCGGGACTGTTCATGTACTGCGTGTTGTAGACGATGTAGGACGGCTGGGCGTATGTGGCGTACAGCGGGTCATCCTGGGCGAGCTGCACCGTGGGCCCCCGCCCTTCGGTCTTGAACAGCATGGGCATACGGGCGTCCTTGTCGTAGCTGTTTGTCGCGACGAACGCCGAGCCCCCGTGAAGCCGCGCGATGTTGTACTCCACGCCATCCCTGAAGATGTTTACGTGCGTCGTCCCCCCGTGCTCGGAGGCCTTACTATTGGTGCTGTAGTCCCCGCCGCGCAGGCCAAGGTAACTTTTCACGACATCCCCCGCCAAGAGCTGGAAGGGATACCGCACGATGAAGGAGCCGTTGCCCGCCGTGTATCCCGGTTGATTCAAGCTCTTCCCCCCGCCGCCCCCACAGGCCGTGACGTAGATCCACATGTCGCGGGGTGCTGTGTAAAGGCCCCCCATCTCCTGCCAAGCGTTCTCAGCCGCCGTATCCGTCATCAAGGTCCCGTTGGGCAGGGACGTCTGCTTGTTCGGGTCAGCGGGCAGCCAGGATACGATGAGCCTGTGGCGCTTGTAGGTGCGGGCACCGTCGGGACTAAAGATTTGGTGGATATGCCAATCATTATCGCTGGTAGAGAACCTCCAATGCGTGATGTTGTGATTGTAAAAACTTATCTGTTCCTTTGAGAATCCCTCATATGGGAGATCGACGACCTTGATATCGATACCGCCACCGTGGGCGACTATAGAGCCTTTAGTGGTCTCTCCATCTCCCGTATGATACGCCGCTACAGCCCAAGGCTGGGCAAAGACCGCCGCGCCGATATCGGAAGCGCTCATACTGGGGCCTGCGGGGCCTTGTGGGCCGGTAGGGCCTGCCGGGCCGGTCTCGCCCTGGGGGCCTTGGGGGCCCGTGTCGCCGGTATCGCCCTTGTCGCCCTTAGGACCCTGCTCTCCCTGAGGGCCTTGGGGGCCAGTCTCTCCTTGAGGGCCTTGTGGACCGGTCTCTCCTTGGATGCCCTGGGGCCCTTGGGGGCCAGTATCCCCAGTATCGCCTTTCTCACCTTGTGGCCCCTGTTCGCCCTGGGGGCCTGCGGGGCCTTGGAGACCGTCAGCTCCATAGCGGATGACGGTATCCCCGCTGAGGGCGCTGGCAGGCTCATCGTATTCGATGAGGACGAAGCCGCCATAGCCCTTGCCCCCATTGGTGGAGGAGGCCGACGGACAGGTCCCCGCAGTCTTGAATACACCGGTAAGGCCCTGTATCGTGCAGGTGTCGTTGATGTAGGGGATGGCGTTGCCCTCAGCGTCGTTGACGTAGGAGGCCGTGGGCGTGGAGCCGTAATAGCCCTTACCTCCAGCGGCATAGAGCCTGTTGACGTCGTTGACCTTGATGATGGAAGCGAAGCCATTATGGAAGGTGACAGAGCCTCCCTTGGTGCTGCTGGAGCCGCCGAAGCCCACGAAGACCTTGACGACATCCCCTCCGGTCACGGAGATAGGGACACGGTACAGATGGGAGCTGGCACTGCCTGGGTAGCCGTTGCTCCCATCAAAGCCCCAACCTCCACCGCCTCCCCTGGCGGTGACGGTGAGCGTATCCACACCGAGGGGAACGGTGAACTGGAGGGCCCCTGCCGCTGTGGCGTCGGTCTTGAGGGCGCTGTCCCTGTCCTCAGAGGACGCCCAGCGCTGGACGTGACGTCTCTCAAGGATCGTGCCCCCATCGACGCCATGCTCTCCATCCTCGCCCTTGTCGCCCTTGTCACCTTTGGGGCCCTGTTCGCCAGGGTCTCCCTTGTCTCCCTTATCTCCCTTATCCCCCTTGGGGCCCTTCAGGGACGCCACCTGCTCCTCCGTGAGCTCGGTGAAGGCCACGTCCCCATCGTTGCCCTTGGGGCCTCTGAGGGCCTCTATTTGGCCGGGGGTGAGGTCAGCGAAGGTGAATGCCTCCCCACGCTCCCCGGTGTCGCCCTTGGGGCCTTGAGGGCCCTCTGGGCCTGTCTCTCCCTGGGGACCTTGAGGGCCGGTGTCTCCCTTCTCCCCCTTCAGGGACAGCCTCTGCTCCTCCGTTAGCTCTTCAAAGGTCATGGTGCCGTCCTTGCCGGGCTCTCCCTTCTCTCCCTGGGGGCCCTGTTCCCCCTTCTCCCCTTGAGGGCCGGTGAAGCCCTGGGGACCTACGGGGCCGATATCGCCCTTAGGGCCTTGGGGGCCGATGGGCCCTTCAGGTCCAACGTCCCCCTTATCGCCTTTGATGTTCACGATGCCCTCAGCGTCTATGATCATCTCGTATTTATTCACGAGCGCAGCTACCTTAGTGGAAAGCTCCGCCATGAGCTGGGCTCGCTCCTCAGCGGTGACGAGGCCCTCCTCTCCCTGCTCAGGCATCCGTGGCACCTCCTTTATTTTTTGGGAATATGTCTTTGATGGCGCTGAAGTCAGCCACCAATTGAGCGAACTTCTCGACACGTCCAGCGTAGGCCTCCGTAATGGCCTCCAGTTGGTCCTCTACGGGCCAGGCCTCCAGGTAGGCGGCCCTGCGGCGCTGGCGTATCTCATCATCATCGGGCCTGTGTGTGAGCTTCATGCGGTCACCTCCACTTCGATATCCACGGGGATGTAGGGGAAGAGCTCTATATGGAGCGTGTCTTTGATGGGTACGGTGGAGCTCCAATCCAGGGCTCCGGTCGGGTCCATCGTGAAGGTCTCTCCAGCGATGGAGCAAGAGGCCCCCGTGGGGATGCCCTTGATATAGAGGGACTGGCCCACGGGGACGGAGAGGGGGCCTTTGGTGGAGAGGGACATCTGGGGGCGGGGCTTTATGGTCCGGGCTTTGAGGTCATAGTAATAAAGAGCCCCGTCATACTGTCCTGTTACCACAGGCCCAAGCTCGATATACGGGAGGCCTTGGTCTGGACAGGCATAACACCCGACGATCTCTCCCGTGTCCTGTGCGTATTCAGTGAGATACACTTCAGCCATAAGCATCCATCCTCCTCAGCGTTTGCATATGATGCAGGTGATATGCCCGCCATTAAGGCCCCAAACGCTCTTGGTGTTGGAGTTGTACGCCTTTAAGAACACACCGATGCCTGCGTGGATGCCCTCTATTAGACATGAGAAAGCATAGGCACCTTGAGGCTGTGCGTAACGTCCTGCGACGGGTATGTTGCTCAGGGTGATATTCTTGGTCGCTATGGGGTTGACCTTGGCGGTGTCGTTGTACATCTCTAACTGTACATAAGCCGTAGACCGTTCCTGGTAATTATCGATGCCAGCATACCATTGACCTGTTGCGATAAACACGGTGCGTGAGCCCGCTGGAAGGTTAGAGAAACCGAGGCGCATAGCTCGCAGACTGCCATTGTGCGTATATACGCTAGCCCCTTGGTCATAGGTGTATATCCAGTTTACGGCCTGCTGGCGTATCTTAGGCGTATCGACAGCGCCGTCTCCGATGTCCCCTCCCGTTATGATGAGGTCATCGATCTGGGCCTTCTTGATGCGGGCATAGCCGATGTTGGCTTTCACGATGTTCGCCACGGTGGCGCTGAGGTCGTCTATCTGGGCGCTCTTGATGTAGGCGTTCTGGAGGTAGAGCTTCCTCTGGCTGGAGTTGTACCAGAAGGGATTGGTGGAGGTGGAGGACCCAGGGGAGACGATGTAGAAGTTATCGGCGACGAACTTGATATCGCCACGACTGCCGTTATTGGACATCTTATAGCCGATGACGTGACCGTTGACGTTCAGGTTGAGCCCCGCTATAGCCTCAGCGCCGCTGGCGTTGGCGACGGTCTGACGGATATCCTGTATCTGGGCTGACTGATTATTGAAATCCGCCCTGAGCGTGGTGACCTGTTGCATCGTGGACTTGACGTCGTTCTGGACGCCCTTTATCTGTTCCTGGAAGGCGGCGATGTTTCCCTCTGAAGTGGAGAGGATGAGCTGGCGAAGGCCCTCACCGATGGCTTGGTCGTGCTCATCGATGTAGGCCGTGAGGGTCTCCTGTGCGTGGGCCAGCTTCCCCTGGAAGTCGAAGTCCAGCTTACGGCGCTTATCCTCTGCGTTGGCTAGGGCTTCAGCGAGGTCCACCAGACCGAGGGACACGAGGTTGACCTTATCCAGCAGGCCCTTGTAGTCGTAGACAGCGGCACCGATGGTATGGCCTGCGTTGTCCAAGACCAGCTCCACACCGGAGAGGCGCTCGAATAGGCCATCCAGATAGGCCTTCTTGATCTCTAGGACGATCTTTTCCTTCTCAAGGTCGAGGTTGAGGCCCATGTCGATGATGCCAGCGGATATGTCATCCTTGAGCTTCTCGATGACCTCACGGAGGCGGATGTCGATGGTGCCCCCCAGGGCGTCGATATCCAGCTCTGCCTTCCTGATGCGGGTGAGCAGCTCCTCAGCGATGACGGAGGAGGTGCCAAGCCCGATGGAGGCCTCCATGGCGTCCATACGGAGGTAGACGTCGTTGAACATGTGGCCGAACTGGGTCTTGAGGTCAGCTAAGGCCTGGAGGGTTATCTGGCCGGTCTCTGGGTCCACGGTGAGGCCTGCGTCCGTGTAGACGTCCAGGCCCATCTCGTTGAGGCGCTTGAGGCCCTCCTCGATGCGCTTCTTGGCGTCTTCCAGCTCGGAGGCCATGAGCTTCTTCATCTCCTCAAGGCGTTTGAGGAGGTCTTCGAGTATCGCCTTGCGTATCTCATCGAAATCGATCTCCACGGTGGGGAGCTCACCGCCGGGGCCGGTCCATCCGCCTCCACCGCCGCCGCCTCCACCGCCGCCGCCTCCACCGCCACCGCCAAGGTAGATATCGACGAGGTAGTCCATATCTTCCTGGAAGAGGTAGAGGAATTGGAGGTCCTGGAGGTTCAGGGAGGATGCCGTGAGGACACGGTAGTCGCTGTGCTCAACGAGGCACTTGTCACGAGGGGTGATACGCCGTACCTCTACGACGGTGCCCTCGCTGGGGGTCAGGTTGGTGGGGATGACGATGGTGTTGTCGGTGTTCCAGTCGTAAAAGACCTCGGACATCCCGACGAACACGTGGACGTGGTCCTTCGCTAGGTAGGGGAAGGGGACGGCGTATTGGACCGTGGAGCCGTCACCATCATAATAGGCCTTGGCGTAGTAGGAGCCCTTGACGACAAGGGTAGCCTCATCAGCCAATGGAGCTCACCTCCTTATGAGATGCGACCGGCCTTGGTGAGACCGGCCGCTCAGGGTATCTTAGAAACTGGACAGTTGGTCAGCGATGCGGGCCACGGAGGCCCCACTGCCCTCTGCTGGTGTGGTGGGCGTGGTCAGGGACAGCCTGCCCTGCCTCTGTTGCTTGCGCTTGCTGACGGAGAGGTCAGGGTAGAGCTTATAGAGCTCTTGCTTGGCGAGGTTGCGATATTCCCTGACGGTCTTCGCTACGGCGTCAGCGAGGTCGTAGCGGTCGGAGCCCTTGGACTTGTCCACGACGGCCTCGATGGCCTGGAGCATGGTCTTCCCCTTTATCTTCACGGTGCCATGGAGGCGGCAGTAGTCCGACATCTGCTGGCCGTCCAGGGGATTTCCCATAACGTTGTTAGGAAGGGAGGGAAGGAGGGTGGCGACCTGTTCCAGGGCCTCAAGGGTGCTGTCCTTCGGCTTCCAGGAGCCGGTGACGGGAAGGACGGAGGAGAAGTGCCCGCCCATGTAGAGGGAGGGCTCACCGGTAATCCAAGAGTACCGGGCGGGGAGGGTGCCGGAGAGGCCGGGTATCTTGTTCCTGTAGGCGTCCATCCAGGTACGGACCTCTTTGAATTCGGGGTCGATAGCCTGGCGCACCGTGTTGGAGATGTTCGGCAGGGTGGAGGAGAGGGTGAAGTCCTTGAGGGCTTTCTCCACGGAGTAGCCCATGCCGTCATTGACCAAGGCGTCCATGACATCGGCGAGGCCCTTCATGTAGGACTGATTGATGAAGTTCTGAGAGACGGCGTTGACGACGGTCATCCCGATCTCCATCGGGCCCATTCCCTCACTGCCTGAGATGGTGGAGAGGTCGATGCCTGCGGTCTCCGAGGTGAATATCTGGGTGGCGTCAGCGATAGCACCGAGGACGTTCCGTAAGGGCTCGATGCGCTCATAGCTGATGTAGGTGTCCCCAGCCTTGATGGAGTAGGGACGCCAGCCGGTGGCGTAGAGGGCGTCACGGGTGGCCTTATGAGCAGGGGCCCCTCCGGTGAGGAGGCCAGCCCAACAGGCGTATCCGCCCATGGCGCAGAACATGGCCCCCGTTATCTGACGCGCTATGATCTGGTCACGGGCTCTCCCTCTGGCCGCCCATGCCTGCCGCGATCTCTTGGAAAATCCAAAGCCAGCGAGAGGTATACGGCTCATGGCATTATCCATGATGTTAGAGGGGGTCCTGATGAACGGGAGGATGTGACGGGCGAGCAGGTTATCGTTAGCGATCTTTTCGATGCCTGAATAGATACCGCCCTTAGCGAGCTTCTCCGTGAAGGTGGCGACACGGGCGATGTCGAGGTATTCCTTGGTGGCCCCTGCGCCTCCCTTGATGACGTTGCCGGCGGTGTCCAGGACGTCCTTGAAGTGACGGGACCAATTGCTCTCCAGGTATTTCTGAGCGAACTCTTGGGCGGCTTTGCCCTTGAGGCCGCGCCTGGAGGCGGCGTCCATGCCCTGGGTCATGAGGTCTGCATAGAGGGCCCCTCGGTAGGCGGTCTGCTTGAAGAACTCATCGGAGCCCACCAGGGCGCGGGTGACGAAGCCGGTAGCGCGTCCGTAGCCGTCGATGAGCTTACCGAACCAGCTATCGGCGTCCAGGCCCAGGTAGGCACTGCTGATGGCACGCATGTTACGCTCGATGACGCCGCTGTCCACGTCGATGACGGACTCCCCAAGGTCCATGGCGACCTTGCCTAGGTGCCAAGCTTCCTTGAGGCTGTGGGCGATGCCGTGCCAGGCGTAGCGCCCACGGTTGAAGACCTCTCGGTCATTGATGCTGAAGAAGCCTCCCTTGAAGCCTCCCCATCCGGCGAGCATGTTGTCCAGGGGCATGAGGATGCCCTGATTGAAGGCGTTGGAGGTGAAGTTCGCCAGGTGGGTCTTGAGGCCGGAAAGCATGAAGTTGATGCGATTGGCGGTGAAGGCGTCCAAGGCCTTCTTGTAGGTGGGCTGTGCCAGGGCCTTGAGCATCTTGGCGGAATTGCGGGCGGTGCCGGCCATGGCCATGTCACGGGCGACCATCATCTTTGTGGAGCTGGACATCTTGCCGATGTTCTTGAGCATGTTCTGGTAGATGTTCGACTGGGTGGATTCGGTGAGGATGTCATCGAGGCCTATCTTGTGGGCCTGGAGGGCTCTGCCCGTATTGGTGCTGAGGGTGTCGAAGAAGGAGAGGGCCTTGGCGGTGTTGAGGATGGCGTTGGTGAGCTCTCCATCTATGATCATCTTCTTGGTGGCGGCGTCGATGTCCTGACGGTCCAGCTTCTTCATGATGCCGTAGAGCTCCTTGACGTGACCGACGTAGAGCGCTTTAGCACGGACGATGCCGGAGGCCAGTTGCTCTGAGGCCTTGCTGAGCCAATCCAGCTTTTTGTATTCCCCGGTGATATCCCCCAGGGCGTCACGCACACGCTCCTTCAGGTCTGCGTTGGTGAGGGGGGTGAACTCCTTCGAGGCACGGCCAAAGGCGTTTGTATCGACGTCGTTGCCTAGGCCGCTGATGAAGTTCTCGAACCCCTTGTCCTTCATCATCTCATGCCCGATGGTGGAGGTGTTGATGACGTCATGGGTGGGGGTGAAGCGGTAGTCCATGCTACCGGCCTCGCTGTCCAAGAGCTGGAAGCACTCATCGATGACGTTCTTGACGCTGGGCTCCTGGCCCTTGGCAAAGCCGGGGTTGCCGCTGGTGCTCTTAGGGGCCTCAGGGGATGAGACCTTTGGAGCGTCTGCGGCCTGTGTGGCCTGCTGGGGGGCCTGTGGGGCATCTGTGGAAGAGGCCTTAGCCTTTCCCTTACCTTTACCCTTGGGCGGCGTGGAGGGGGCTTCAGGGGCCGCTGGAGGGGCATCAGGGGGAGGAGGAGGCGTTGGGGCGTCAGGTGGAGGCGTTGGAGCGTCCGGTGGCATCTTGGAGGAATAGGCCTCCTTCTTGAAGGGACCTTCTACGGGCTCAGGGTCCTTGATGATGAAGGTGGCGTTGCCGTTCTCATCCACCTGTATCTGGTAGCGGTCCGTGGACTTCACGCCCTTGAGGCCCTCGGTGATATCCTTGGCGATGTCATCGGCCTCCTCCTTGGAGATGATGACAGCCTCTCCGAGGTGGTCTCTTTCGGCCTTTCCAGGGAGGGCTGGCATCTCATCGATGACGGCGGCATTGCCCGCCGGGTCCGTCTGGATGACACGTCCATTGGGGGCGACGTCATCGGCCCATTGGGCCTCCACGACCTCACCCGCATTGAGGGCTTTAGGGGCGGTGCCTCCAGGGAGGGCGTCGATGTCATCGATGATGGCGTTGGGGTCCCCGACGAAGGAGGCGTTGCCCGAGCGGTCTACCTGGATGGGCGTGCCGTTGATGGTGCTTGGCTCCTCCACCTTGCCCGGGGGCAGGGCCTTCATGTCCTTACGAGCCCCAGGGAGGGAGAGAAGGGCGTCATCGACGTCCTTAGCCCTGGCCCTGCGCACGGCGGCGGCCATGCGCTTGAGGCCCTTTACCAAGAGGTCCACGGAGACATCCGTCACGATGGAGGCCGTGAAGTTCTTTATCCAAGCCTCAAGCTTGCCGTCATCAGGGTCCGTGGCGAGGAAGGTGAGATAGCTGTCCTTCAGACCGGGGATGTTCTCTAGGGCGTTGAAGAGGTTGCCGTCCTTCTTGGGGTCGAAGGCGGTAGAGGATGCGAAGGCGCTCTTGGTGAGCGTCCAGAGGTAGTTGGCCTTGGTGGTCCCTAACGCCCCCTCCACGGCGCTATGGAGCGCTGAAGCTGAGGGGGAGACGGAACAGACGGCCTTACCGAGGCCACCCGCTACGTACATGCCCGTGAGGGTCTGGGTGACCGCGCCCACGATGGAGGGCATGATGCCGTCGGGCATCCAGCGGTCGAGGTTGTTGCTGACGTTATCCTCGAAGTTCCTGTAGGCGTCACTGTCCGTATCGGGCAGGACGTCGATCTCTAGGCTGTTGTCCAGCCAATCCAGGCCGGAATAGGTGGCCATGGCGATGTTCTTGATGCCGGTGGCGCTGCCCACGGCAGCGGCCTGTACCAGGTCAGCGGCGAAGATGGCCCCAGAGGCGATGGGGTTAGGCTTGCTGTCCTGGTATTCCCATAGCTTCTGACGGTGCATGAAGGATGGGACCTGGGCGGCGATATCTTCAGGCATGGGGGCCCCGTTGAAGAGGGCTTCCTGAGCTCTGAGGAGGTCCCTCATGGAGAGCTGGGCTATCTCCTCATCGATACGGGCCTGGAGCTCATCGTCATCCTCACCGCCAGGGGCGAACATCCAATCGTAGATGGCCTGGCCCCAGGAAGACTTCGGGATGTCCGGCCTCTCGGGCTGGGGCTCAGGCTCAGGCCTGGCGAGGGGGGCCGTATCCAGTGGCCCCTCCTCGCTCGGTACAGTTTCAGGCACATCGGCGTCGCCGGTCATCGTTGGAAGTGAGATGGCCGAAGATAGCTTGTCGGGGTCTATGGTGATGGCGTCCTGGAGACCGCCGAGGTCTACCTGCAAACGCTGTTGCTGTTCATCCAATGTATCTCACCTCCATGAGATGATGACGCTCTAAGCGAGGTCAACGGTCTGTGGATCGACGTACTTGCCGTTTATCTTGACCTTGATGTCCAGGTGCGGGCCGGTGCTGACACCGGTGTTGCCCACACGTCCTATCGGGGTGCCAGGCTTGAGGCCATGGCCCTTGGTGACGTTGAGAAGGGAGCCGTCCTGCATGTGGCCCATGGAGACCTCGATATCCTCCCCATCGCGGCCCTTGCCCTTCAGCCTGACGTAGTTGCCGTAGGTCTTGGAGCCCTTGCCCACCTCCGTTACGGCCCATAGGTCACAGCCCTTTATGGAGGGGAGCTGTATCAGGGTGCCCTCATCGGCTGAGATGTCCAGGCCGCTGTGGAGGCGGGTCTTGCCCTTGCTCCCGTAGACCTGGCGGGTCGAGTTGAAGCCGGATGAGACGCCGCGATTCTGACCGCCCCCGACCATCTGGATGTAGAAGTCCTTACCACTGGGGACGTGGGTCGTGACGAGCTCATGCTCCCTCTTGTCCTTGGGCTGGAACTGGACCGTGAAGGGCTCTGTCTGCTTGGAGGCCTCGGTCTTCTTCTGCTGTGCGGCGGCCTTGGCTTGGGCCTTCTGCTGTTCCTTCTTGATGGCCTGTTCCTGTTCGGCGTGGGTGGTCCATCCCTGCTGGCGCATCTGTTGCTGGCGAGGCTTGAGACGCTGTAAGACGCCTCTAGCAAAGTCACGTACAGCCCTGCTGTTTTGGTCGTCCTTGCCCTCTAAGCTCTGTACGATGCGCTCTTGGTCCTGGATGTAGCTGTCCATGCCCTGCATGACATCCGAGGGCTTGAGGCCCTTGTCGTACATGTAGTCGAAGAGGTCCGGGTTGGATGCGGCGAATTGGGCGTATCCACGGGCGAGCATACGGACGTCCTCGCTGAAGAGGTCGGGGTCGTTGAGGTATTTGGGGTCGTTGAGCATGTGCTTCATGTCACGCTTCACCATGGAGGTTATGGCGTCCTTGTAGTACCAATAGCGGGCGTCCGCGTTCTCGCCCTTGGCGGCCATGGAGCGCTCCTTCATGGTGAGGAGGAAGGTGTCGAGCTCCCCCTCCACGTCGTGTAGGACGTCCTTGCGCATCTGGTCCTGCTGGTGTTTGATGGCCTTCTCCTCATCGGTGGTCTTGGGTGAGAGGAGGTCGATGATGTGCTTTTGGTCCGTCCGGTCCATCCAGGACCAACGGGGGTCGGAGATGATGGACATGAGGTCGAGCTGACGGCCGCTGTAGAGGAGCTTGGAGAGCTGGTCATAGTAGGCGGCCCCTGCGGCGGTCTGTTCCCTGGTGAGGCCGTGACGGTCCAGCTTGGTAGCGTCATCCTCGACGTCGTAGCCCCTGAGGATGGTGCGCATGTCGTTGTAGAAGCGGGAGAGCTCCTCACGTCCGTACTTGTGCACGAAGGCGTCCTCAAGCTCACGGGGGACGGGCTGTCCGTCACGGATGCACTGGTACATCTGGGCGGTGATGCCGTTGATCTCTTCCTGTTCCTGCTCCTTCTTCTGACGGCGCTCTTCCTGCTGTTTGTAGAACCGGCTCTTCTCGATCTGCTCCATCTGCTGGTAGAAGGTCCGGGCGAAGGAGCCGGTATCCCACAGGGAGACGCCGTTCTCCAGCATGACCTCACGGGCCAGGTAGAGGACATCCTCGCCCATGGCTAGGGTGGGGTCCAGGGCCAAGCCTACCAGGGTGGCGGCAACGGAGGAGAGGACCTTATCCCTGGGGACGCCGCTCTTGAGCATGGAGCGGATGCTCTCGGAGATGAGGCCGGTGACCTCCTTGCGGCGTTCCTCATCGGAGGTTATGGAGCCGTCGGGCTCCCTGAGCCGTGATAGGCCCTCGGAGATGACCTTGTTGTGTTCGCCGATGTTCCGGTCCTCTAAGACGGCATTGCGTTCCTGGATGTGTTTGGACTGCATCTCGTTGGCTATCTTCTCCATCTGGGGGACGAATATCTTAGCGAAGTATTCAGGGTCCACGTCCTTGCCCAGGTTACGGTGTATGTAGTCCGTTGTGAAGCGGTTCATCCAGAGGCTGAAGACGGAGGGATCGTCGGATTCGGAGACGGGTATCTCGGTGCCGTCAGGGAGGGTGACCTTGGCCTCACCGCTGTTGTAGGCCTCGTTGATGCTCTCCCTGAAGATGTTGGCCTCGTTAGCCATGCGGGCCTTGAGGTAGCCGTTGCGTACCGACGTGGAGATGCCGGTCTCCTTGAGCCGGGAATCATGAGCCGCCCTAAAATCGTTCCAAGAGAGGCGCTGGCCGCCGGTCTCATGGTAGAGCCTCATGCCGGTGGCCTCATCCTTGGCGACCTGTTCCTCGTGTTTCCTCTGGAGGAAGGCGTTGATGGCGGGGGCGACACCAGCGAGGGAGGCGGCAAGGCCCCGGTACTTTTGGTCTGCGTTGGCGAACTGGAAGGACGGGGCCTGCTCCCTGACGAAGGTATCGACGGGACGCGCTACGACTTCAGGGGCGTATTTGCCGAAGCTGTTGTCGAGGCGTTCCGTGTTGCGTCTGTTCCTTTTGGTGACGTTAGCCATGGTGGACCTCCTTAGACCGAGAACCGGCCCGTCCTGTAGGTGTCCTTATGACGATAGGTGGGGAAGTCATAGGACGTGGAGGAGGGGGCGGTCTGGATATCGGCATGGGGGGTCACGTGGTACTGGTTGAAGGCACCGAGGGCGGAACCGGCAAGGCCGATGTAGAGACCGGCGCTGGATGGCTCCACGGGGGCGACGCCTGGGTTGCCCTGACGTCCCCTGGAGGTGGCCTGTGCCCAGAGGCCCTTCATGTCCCGCTGGGACTGGTCGATCTCGTTACGGAGGTTGTAGCCTACAATGTCGCTGTAATCGGCCCTCTGTCTTTCGATATCCTGCAAAAGGAGCTCCTCGCTGAGGCCAGGGCCCTCTGAGGAGGCCAGGGTCGTTCCCTTGGCCCTCATGGATTCCCTGTAGAGGTCCATCTTCTTCTGTACCGCCTCGGTCTGTCTCTGTTGGTCCCTGACGCCTATAGCGTTGGTCTGGTCATGGTAGGACCGGGCGGCGTGTTCCATATTGGCGTGATAAGCGGCCAGGTTCGCCTCGTATTGGGCTTTCTGTGCCGCATACTGGGCCTGCTGTGCTTTGAACGTGAGGACGCTCTGAGCGGCGCTCACGGCGAAGCCTAAGACGCCCATGAGGCTACACATGGCCTCGCCTCCTTTCAATGGTCTTTGACTAAGCAGATGAACGTGGCCCTGCCGACCTTCCGGCGTCCCGTCTCCTCGAACCCAAGCCATGACAGCCAATGGAGGCTCCTGACGTGTTGGTCCCAGACCTCGTTGCCGATGGGGCCGTAGCGCTCCAAGAGCCAGAGGGCCCAGGCTTGGCTGTGACGGAGGAACCTGAGGGCGTTGGGCCTGTCGTAGAGATCGTTGGTAGCGAGTAACCAGGCGGGCATGAAGGCCACGCCATAGAGGGACTGTGGGACGCGCCCTACGCCGAAGAGGGCCGTGGGCGTGCCCTTATCCGTTATGGCGGTCCAGCACTCCGAGCTGAGGGCGATGGAGCGCTCCAGGGCCTCGATGGGTGAGGGATGGCCATAGGCCATGACCTCCCTTTGATCGATGCGTCTCATGTGGGTGGCGATGTGGTCGATATCCCCAGGGAGGAGCCGTCTGACGTTGTGGTCCATCAAGGGATGTATCATATGCGCTGTCTTCCTTTCGTGATATAGTTGCCGTCCCACTCAGCGCTGATGACGGAAGAGGGCCACCAGGTGGGGTTGGACAGCTTCACGGTGATATGGGCGGCGTCCCCACGGATGGGGAAGTCGAATACCTTGAACTCGTTCCTATTGGCACGCCCTAGGAGATGCTCGGGATAGGACGTGTAGAGATGCGTGTGACGATACCGGAAGGTGCGTCCGTCATCGTGCTCGACCAAGGCCTCGATGAAGCCGGTGGGCCCAAGGATGAGCCGCCAATGCTGGAGCATGAGGAGGCCCATGTGAGAGGTGAGCTGTGACTGTCCATCCTGGCCCGTGCCCCTGACGAACACCCGTGAGAAGGTGTAGACGGAGGGGTAGGTCTCTCCTATCTTGAGCTGGGCCACGTCATCGTATTTGCCGTTGAGGGCGATGTGGCCGTGCTCATCGTATCCGGCCCTTTCGATCTCACGCATGTTGGCGACGTCGATGATGGCGACGGTCTCCTTGTCGTAGTAATCCGGTATCTGTACGAGGGTCTTGTTGTCGTACTGGAGGTACTGTCCCTTGAAGGTCCAATCGTTGAGCATGTCCAGGTAGAAGGGGAAGGGCTCAGGGCCCTGGCCATGCTCGATGGAGGAACGGTCCAGCGTTATGCTGAAGTCCATCTTACAGAGGTAGTAGCGGTCCTTGGACCACACCAACAGGTAAAGGACGTCACCGATGAAGACGGCCCCCAGGACGTTCCTTGGGATGGACTGGCCGAACTGGAACAGGCCCCAGGCGGTCTGTAGCTTCTCGTTGCCGGACCAATAGTATTTATAGGCCCACATCTCGTTGCTGTCCTGCTGGAACAGGACCAAGAGGTCCAGGCCCGTTGAGCAGACCATATCGGTGACCTTGGATGAGATGTACTGGGGCACGTGAGAGGTGACCTCCATAGCGTCCTTCGTGCCGGTGTCTGCGTCGATGTAGTACTCGTAGACACGGGTGGAGCGCTGTAGGGCAGTGTGTTCCTGGGTATCGGCAAAGAAGATGTTGCGCCCGCTGGATACGGGCTTGATGTCGTTGTTCATGCTGTAGTAGCTGACGGTGTTGACGGCGGCTGACGCAGGGGATAGGACCTCTGGGGCCACCAGTTTGAACTGGGCACGGTCGCTGAACAGTATGATCTCCTCGTTGAAGGGGAGGGCCCATCGGAGCATGGGAGCGCCCTCGACGGAGGCGGATAGGTAGATGGGGTCTGAATCGACCTGGGTCAATACGGTGGTGTTCCACCAATTGAAGTACTCGGAGGCCTCGGAGAGGGCCACGACGTCCTGACTGAGGAAGCCTAAGCGATTGCGCCACTGGAAGATGCCGGTGATGGGGTATCCGATGAACTCCGGCAGGGGGCAGGTGTCATCGTCCCCACAGGTGCGGTCGGCCCAGTCGGTGCAGACCTTGAAGACGAAATGGCTCCCCTTGTCCACGAGGATGTGGGGCATGGTGTCCGGGTGGATGACGTAGGGGATACCGGGGGCGGGGCATTCCTTCCAAGCGCCGTCGTAGATGACGAACCAGTTAGAGGTGACCTTCTTATCGTTGGCGTGGAACATGACGTAGTAGTCATTGAAGCGGGTGGTGTCATCGCCGGTTATCTTGACGATGGTCCCGTCCACGCACTTAGAGGGGAGGTCGGAGAAGCGGGCGGTCTCATCCAGGATGGCGCGGGTCATCTGGTCTCCCTCGCTGTCCGTGGCGTGGATGTCCACCAATTCCCATCCCTCGTTGGGGCAGATGTAGATGACGGAGCCGGACGCTACGGCGCGGAAGTTGATGGACTTCTTGACGATGTAGGACGATACGGCCTTATCGAAGTAGGGGTCATCGTCCTCTCCCTCGGTGGTCTCCTTCTCATCCTCTTTTTTGCCACGGCGCTTATCGCTCTCCCAGGCATCCCACTCCACGATGACGTGGTCGTGTTCGTTGTCATGGTAGCCGGTATCGGTGCCGCCACCACTGCCGGGCTCAGTCTGCTCGGTATTGCCGCCACTGGAGCCCCCTCCTCCAGAGCCGCCCTCCTCACCACTGTTGTTGTTAGCGTATTCGGTGGCGACCTTATCGGCGATGAGCTCATAGAGGAGCTTAGCCACGATGCGGTCGATGGTGACCTTGGGCTTGGGGTCATCCACGGTGCCCAGAGAGCTCCAGGTCTTGCACTTGGCGGATATGGTCTGTACGAAGGGCTCCCCTGCGGCCAGGGACTTACGGAGGGTGATATCGATGCCGTACTCCGTCTCATAGGCGGCCTGCTTCACCTGGACGAACCCACAGCCGTTGGAGGGAGGGGTCTTGGCGGGGGACATCTCCACGTTGACGGCGGGGTTGGAGATGAAGGTGTGGTCAGCGATGGTGCAGATGGCGTATCGGGTGGTGCCTCCCTTGGCGAGGTAGGCGAGGGCCCCTCCTTCGTGACGGACCTCCTTTTGAGTGCCGTCAGGCCTGAAGGCGACGATGCCCTTTGGGGTGACGTAGATGAAGCAACGCTCACGCTCCTCTAGGTCTGAGCCTCGGTCGATGAGATGGGCGGTGCCATATTTCGATAGGTGAGTGCTCTTGATGTCATCGTTCACGATCTCCATAGGGGGGCGCTTCACGAGGCCCTGTACCAGGGAGGGGTAGAGGTTGAGCTGTTCGGTGCCCTGGGTGGGCAGGCGGAGGGCGGGGGTCTGCTGTGAGACGCCATTGAACAGGTTGGGGATGGAGCCGGTTATGCGGGCCATGTCAGACGCGCCTCCTAAAGACACGGGCCATGTCGTGACCGAGCCAGGTGTTGCGCCTGGGGGTGAGGAAGCCCATGTCCATCCCTGAGACGTCTTCGCGCATGAGGGTGTTTCGGGCCCTCATCTCATCCTGCTGAGAGAGGCCGCCCATGCCGTCATCCCCTCCCGTTATGGACTGGCGCAATCTCCGTGCTGCCTTCACGGCGATGTAGTAGCGGGCCGCTTCGGGGAGCTGTTCAAAGGGGAGGAAGTAGACGATGGTGACGTAGACGTCATCGTTGAAGAGGTCGGTGTGTCTTCTCATGTCATAGAGGCGGTCCCCACGCATGATGATGTCGGTCAAGAGATATCTCACGGGGGCGTGGTAGTAGGGGGAGACATCGCATCTGAGAGCGTTCTTTGGGACGGGGATGATGTTGGGCTTAGGCCGGGCGACCTCCAGCTTCACATCGTGTTCGGTGTTGAAATGCCAGCCCTCAAGCTGTACGTCCCTGGAGCTGTCCCATAGGGCCTGGCGGGACTGGAGGGCGTTGACGTTGAGGCTGTCCTCAAGGGTGGATACAGGGCTCTCCCCTGCGTTGAGGAGGGCCATGTTTACGGCGTCCAGCTCGCCCATGTGCTGGACTTTCACAGCGCCGTAATTGCCGTCTATTATTCTGGGCATAACTGCACCTCCAGTTATAGAGAATACGTTTGATCGAAAATATACGCCGGTCCACATAAGGATGCAGACCGGCGTAAATGGAATGCGTCTGTAGTATCCCCAGGGCTCGACGCTCTCAGCCTTGGGGGTGAAGGGGAATTAGGGAAGGATACGATGAGCTATGCCGTAGCGAGCTCTACCGCGCAGTCGGGACGGAGGATGCCGTGGCCCATGGCGTACTTCGCGACCACGAGGTCCCCCTGGTACATGACGTGGACGTCGCCACCGCTCATCTCGACGGCGAGGTCGAAGAGCTTGACGGTGCCCACGGCCTGGCGGTTCATGACGAGAGCGACGGACTTAGTGAAGTTGCCGGTGTAGTCGTTGTTCTCGCCAGGGACCTTGGCGGTGATATTCTGACCGTTGGGGAGGTTGTTGCTCTTGTGGACGGTCATGTTGGCGATCATGGGAAGGTTGGCGGTGGCGAGCTCCCCACGGCCGCCCCAGTCCTTGTTGAGCAGGTTGGTGTCCTGCACCATCATGTAGTACTGGGCGGGCTTCAGGATGACGTGACGGTCGGTCTCCGGGACGTCCTTCTCATCCAGGGTCTGCGCGGCCTTGAAGATGAGCTCACGCAGGGCGTTGGCGTCGGTGGCGGCGCTGGCGTGGGTGAGGGTGGTCCCTCCATGATGGTGAGCGGTGGTGGCGGGGGACCGGGCGGCCAGGTAACCGAGGCGCGCGATCTTCTCATCGAAGCGCTGGGCCAGGGACACACCGAGCTGGTGAGAGTACTCACGCCGCACGTCGAAGTGGAGCTTGGCATCCTCAAGGTCATAGATGAACACATCGGCGATGAGGAGGTCGTCGATGGCGATGACGCGCTGTCCGATGGGCGGGTTGTTGCTCCCCAAGATGGGGGTCCCAGGGGTGTGATAACGCGCGGTCATCTTACCGAGGACGGGGAAGGAAGCGCTCTTGCCATGGTCGATGGTGCGCACACGGTGGAGCGCCTTGAAGATGGTGGCGGTCTCGAAGGCGGTGAGGACCTCTCCGCTGAACACCTGGAGGAAGTTAGCGTTCTCCTGCTCCCAAGAACCGTCAGAAGCGCCGTTGAGCGGCCCAAGGCGGGCCAGGCTGGCGTTAGCCATAAAGCATCAGCTCCTTTCAAGCTATTTCGTGATGGACTTCACGAATCTGTTTTGGATGAGCCACCGCGAGCCGAAGCTGGCGGCGACCATGCCCACATAGGAATAGGTGAACCACTCGGGGGCCTTCTCTAAGTATTCCCAGCCCACGAGCACGTAGTCCTGGATGACTGGGGTGAAGTTAGCCAAGAGTATCAAGGTGAAGGTTATCGTCAAAAACTCATCTTTCCAGGAGGAAGCCATGCCGCGCACGGCCTCGATGTCGTAGTCCTCCTGGGTCGTTATACGCTTGAGCTCCATGTCCTGCCGGGCGCGTTCGATATCCACAGCGCCCTGGGCCTTTATCTTTTTGATCTCGATCCAGCTTGATATGGCCCCGCTGAACAGGGAGGCTACGTTCGTGAGCAGGGGGACGTTCACAGGCCCCACCTCCTTTCGGTGTGTGACGTCAGATGAGGACCACCTCCTTCTTACCGACCGCGCCCTCTCATCAGGCCGGACGCGATGACCTTGCGCTCCACCTCACGGGTGTAGTCCGGGTCAGTTCCATACCGGGGGTCGTTCATGGCTTTGATCATGCTGGAGCGGTCCTTGTACCCTCCAAGGGCCTCAGGGGCTGGGGCCTTGGTGCCCATGACCAGGGTAGGCTCAGAGCCGTGCTCACGCTCATAGCGGGACATGAGGCCCTGGACCACCAAGCGGGCCACGGTGGGGTCCTTTCCGGATACGGCCTTATCGTAGGCGTCGCGCTCCTCATCGGACAGCTTATCAGCGGCCCAGGCCATGACCTTCTCATAGCGCTCGACGCCGCCCACCTCTTCGAGTATCGCGTCCACCTCCTTCTGCGCCAATTCCTCAGCCTCATCCACGGTGCCCTGTAGGCCCCGGATGTAGGCGTCTACCATGTCCCGAGGAAATCCTGCATCCTCAAGGGCCTTATAGGTCGCCCCAGATAGGTGACCGTCCTTTGCGTACTCAGCCGCATAGCTAGAGACGTCAACTCCAGCCACGATGAACTTCTCTGTATGACCTTCCTGACCGTCTCCTTCAGCGTCCGTTTCCGCATCCTGCGCCTCTGTCCCTTTGGCGTCATCGGTATCGGGCGCTCCTTTCTCTTCCGCAGTTTCGACGTCCTTTTTCGGCTCCGGTTGTTTGACATCCGCAGGGTCCTCCTCATCCTCGGAGGCAAGGACGATCGTGTTAGGGGGAGAGGCCTTGGAGGATAAGGCCTCGCTGGCGGCTCTGGCACCGCCTATGACAGCTTCAGGCACATCTCTCAGCTCCTTCTACCAGTGTATGACGGTGATACCGTTAGGCCAGACCTCGGTCTTGGGCTCCTTCTTAGTGGGCTCCACGGTCTCCCCAAGGGAGGCCATGACGGCCTCAGGACCTCCGATGACTACCGTTTCCTGGGAGACGTCAAGCGCCTCGTCCTTCTTCTTCGCCATTCCTTTAACCTCCTTTCATCCCTGTAACGGTCATGCCTGTGGGAGCGGGACACCGGGCATCCCTCCCATGGCTTGGGCCAACGCCGCAGGGTCGGCACTGGCGACATCTCCTAACTGCTTCATGGCTTCAGGACCGAGGGCCTTGACCATATCCATAGTCTGGGCCTGTTCCATCTGCTGTTGACGCTCCATCGGGTCCACGATGAGGCCGCCTTCATCGATGCCGGAAGCGGCGATGAGACGTCGCAGGTACTCCGTGGCGTCGATGAGGGAGGAGACGGCCTGGGGCCCCAGTATCTGGGCGACCTGCTGGCCCAGCTCTAGGAGCTTGGTCTTGTCGTTGCCCCGGCCTAGGGCCTCTACGCCGGTGACGATGGAGGGCTTGACGGTGCCCTCAGGGAGCTGTGGGAGCATCCCGGCCTCAGCCATCTGGTGCATACGCACACGGACATAAGGCAACTGGAACTCCACGGCCATGAGGGAATAGACGCCGCCTAGGGCGGCCTCCAGGTCCTCGCTCATCCGGCGTATCTCCTCAGCGGTGACGCGCTCCCCATCCCGCTGTATGGCGGTGTTGAGGATGAAGGCGTGAGCGAGGCGTCGTTCCAATTCGGCCACCATCTCCTTAGTGACCCGGAAGTCCCCGTACTTCTGCATCTGAAGGACGGTGACCTCCTCGGCCATGCCGTTGACGAAGCCTAGGTTTGGGGCGCTGGCCAGGTCCTCCACACGGACGGAGCCGTTGGGGTTCACGAGGAACAGGACCTTGGCACAGGCGGCACTGCCCTCCACCAGGGCCTGGTATAAGGCGTCCAGGGAGGCGATGTCGCCGTAGTATTCCTCGACGTAGGACCTGCCGTAATCCTCACCATCCACACGGATAAAGCGCATGGGTATCCAGGGGGAGGCCTCCAGGGGGTAGGTGCCCTGAGAGCCGGGGACGATGTGTCCCTTGACTTCCTGACGCACGCGCCATAGGCCGGCGTTCTGGTCGAGGCTTATCCCGGTGAAGATGTCCACGATGTCGTACCGTGGGTCTTCGTGGAGCTTATGGTGGTCCCCGTCCATGGGCTGTCCCTGTTCCTCGATGATGATGCGCTGGAGGCTCTCAGGGAGGGAGGATATCGCTACGGCTTCATGGACCACGATCTCCAGGACCTGTCCATTGGGGGCCCTGCGTACCACGTAATCGGAGAGGTGGTAGCAACGGGCGTTATGGTCTGCGTGCTGGGTTATAGGGGGCAGGTAGAGGAGGGCATTGCCCCCGACGATGAGGTGCTTGAAGGCCTCATGGACGACGACGCGATCGTCTCCAGTGGAGGCGTAATTGACGATGAGGCGCTCCATCTTAGAGAGGCCCCTCTCGATCTCTGCGTCCATGGCGGGGTCCCTTTCCTGGGGGATGGCGTCGGGCTGGACGATGAGACGGAAGAAGGGCGCGTTGGGCGGCATCTGGGCGAGCATCAGCTTTGAGGCTAGATTGTTCACGCATCGGGCCCCCATGGACTGCCAGGGGACGTCGAAGCTGTCGCCTCCGTTATGCCGGTAGTTGAGCGTTCCCGCCGTCTGGGGGATGAGACTGGGGATGGTGAGGGCGGAACACTTGCGGGCACGGTCGAGATAAGGAGCCCTCATGGTGGAGAGCTCCTCGTACCGTCGTTCTAAGATGGGCTCATGCTGATGGGCCCTAGCCATGGGGGACGTTCAGGCCGGTGCCCGCAGTGGCGGAACTGCCAAAGCCGAGGTCGGTCCTGAGGGCACGGGCTCCCCTGCGCTTGGCCCTGACGTTGGCGGTCTCACTGGAGAGGCCCTTATCCTCGCTCTCCAGGGTGGGCTCCTCAGCGATGGGCTCAGGGGCGGGGGCGTAGGTGGGGGTGGCGGGCACGGTGGTGTCCACCTTGGGGGTAGACAGGCTACACATCGGATATCAGCTCCTCTTCAGGGTCTGGGGGGACGCCCAGAGGGGGCAGTCCCGCGATGGGCGAGGAGAGCTCCCTGGCGGCCTTGCGCTGTGCCTCATAACTGAGGCGCAGGTATTCCACCATAGAGACGCCTCCCGCATAGAAGAATGCCTGATTGATATCGTCCTTGGGCTGGACGCATCGTGGAGGGAAACGGACTTCCAGCTCCTCGATCAGGTCCAGGGGGACGTGGGCGTTCAGTAATGCCATGGTGTACCTCCTAGATCGAACAGGGTGACCAACCGCATTGAGAACAGCGCTTGCACCCGGATTCGTGGATGACGTCAGCGCTACCGCATTCGGGGCAACGCTCGGACTGTGAGCCGTCATCGGCGCTCTTATAGAGCACCTGGGTATCCTTGCACCCATCCCTGAAGATGGTGACGCCCTTACAGCCCTTCTGCCAGGCCAGGATGTAGGCGCTGGCCACATCGCGCTTGGTGGCGTGGCGGGATAGGTTGATGGTCTTGGATACGGCGAGGTCGGTAGACTTCTGGAACGTGGCCTGCATCTCGATGTGTTTGCTCCAATGGATGTCGTGGGCGGTGACGAAGACGCCCTCCTCGATGCGAGGGTCGTAGGGGTCATAGAGGGCGGCCTGGTATTCGGGGTGCTTGAAGTGCAGGATGCGGCGCTTTGAATTGCCGTCTGCATCCTCATCCTTGTCGAAGGCCACACGGTCGTACTCCAGGGCAAAGATGGGCTCGATGCCTGAGGAACACCCGGCGATGAGGCTGATGGTCCCTGTGGGGGCGATGCAGGTGACGGCGCGGTTGCGTCCGTCACTGGCACGCACTGCCTCGGAACGGATGAAGGTCATGATGCGGTCGGCCCATATCAGGGATGGCTTGGAGCCGTAGGGGATGCCCATCTTGAAGAGCAGGTCCGCCCATCCCATGACGCCCAGGCCGATGACACAGGTCTGCGCCACACGTTCCGCGATCTGCTTCAGGGGGAAGACGTTGACGGCGATAACGTCGTTGAGGAAGTCCACGGCGTCCTTGACGGTCCTGCCCAGGTCATCCCAAGCGATGGTCTTGTACTCCGTCAGGAAATTGGTGAGGTTGATGGAGCCCAGGTTGCATGCCTCGAAGGCGTGCAGGGGGCTCTCCCCACAGGGGTTGGTGGACTCGATGGGCCCCAGCTCAGGGGCGTAGTTATGCCGGTTGATCTCATCGATGAAGATGAGGCCCGGGTCCCCTGTGGCCCAAGCGTTCTCGACGATGGCGTCCCATATCTCCTTCTCCTTGGGGTCCAGCGTGTCGGACCTGACCTTATCCATGAAGGCGTCCGTGACGGCGACGGAGATGTTGAAGTTGGTGAAGCCGCCGTCACGTTTGCACTTGATAAAGTCCAAGATGTCTGGATGGTCCACGCGCAGGATGCCCATGTTGGCTCCACGACGCGCCCCTCCCTGCATGACCGTCTCAGTGGCGAGGTCGAACAGGCGCATGAAGGACACGGGACCGGATGCCAGGCCTTTAGTGCTCCCTACTTGGGCTCCTTTGGGCCTGAGCTTGGAGAAGTCGAAGCCGGTGCCTCCACCGGATTTGTGTACCAGGGCCATGTTCTTTAAGGCCTCGAAGATGCCCGCCATGCTGTCCTCGATGGGGAGGACGTAGCAGGCGGAAAGCTGGGCGGCCTTGCCCTTGCGCCCTGCGTTCATGAGGGTGGGGGAGTTGGGGAGGAAGTCACGATGCAGCATCATGTGGTAATACCGTTCGGCCTTGGCCTCGTTGCCATTGGCTACGTTGATGGCCACACGATGGAACATCTCTGGGATGGTCTCTTTGGTGCCATCCTCCTTCTCGTGGAGGTAGCGCTCCTCCAGGACGGCGACGGCGGCGTCTGTGAATCCGTAGTTATCAGAAGTCCGCATCTTCTACCCCTTTGAAGGTCCGGTCATCCTCGCCCAGGCTCATGAGCTGGTGCTCCATGAGCATGATGAGGTCACAGAGGGCATGGGCCAGATGATACTTATGGCTCTCTGGGTCACGGTCCCATCCGCCCCAGAAAAGGTTGAGGTGGCGCTGTGCGGCGGCGTAGAGACGGGACCAAGCGAAGCCCTCCTCCCAGTTGTGAGCGCCGTATTTTTCCGCGCCCTTCGTCATGACTTCAGCGATGACCCAGAGGGCATGGGGAGGCACCAGGTCCATACGGACCTTGCCTTCATCGTGCTTTATCGCGTTGGAGGTTCCCATAGGATGACCTCTCCTTTCTTGAGATCGTAATCTCCCTTGCGGCAGATATGGGCCAGGCGGGCCATGATGAGGGCGTATTCCTCGGTCAGGCCAGCCTTGAGGTATTGTTCCTTGACGCGCTCCCAAAGCGAGGGGAGCCCGGACAGGCCTTCGAGCACACGGGCGGCGGTGACGTTGCCTATCTTGGGACAACCGGGATAACCGTCGGACGCATCGCCTACGAGGGTCTGGAACATCCACCAGTAGTCAGCCTCGGACTTGGTGATATGAAAGCTCTCCTTGGAGCGGAAGTCGTAATGGTCCCCAGGGATGGTCTTGAGGTCCTTGTCCACGGTGACGCAGACCTTGTTGCGGGTGTGCAGGGCGTCCTTGTCACCGCTGGAGAGGGTCATCAAGAGGCCGATGACGTCATCCGCCTCCAGGCCAGGGTACATGCGTGTGGCGTGTGACTTTAGGATATGGTCATAGAGCGGCCCCCTGCAAAGAGGGGACCGCTTGTCCTTACGGTTGGCCTTATAGGCGGGCCAGACGCTTTTCCTGAAGTTGCGCTCTCGGTCCGACAGGGCGAAGACCGCCTTGACGGGACACTCGTAGCGCTCTACCAGGTCGGCGATGATCTGGCCGATGGTGTCCTCGAAGTGGTCGATGGCTTCCGGCAGGAAGGAGTGCAGGGTCCAGAGGCCGTCTCCCCAGTCGATGGGGCGTTCAGTCGCAGCCGCAGCTTGGTAGATGAGGATGTCTCCATCGATGATGGCGGTCAGGTTAGAGGGTGATGCCATCCTCCTCATCCTCCTCATCGTCATCCTCTTCCTCCTCGATGAGCTCGATGCTGAACATGCCGTCATCGATACGCTCCTCGACGCCCTCGTCCACGCAGTCATCGAGGAGCCACTGGTACTCCTCGGGGAAGGTCTGGTAGAGCCCATAGGCCAGGGCCTGGAACTCCTTCAGGGCGTAGGGGGAGGTGCGGAGCTTCAGGATGTGACGGAGCTCACGCAGATTGAGGGTCAGGAACAAGTTGACGGGCATACACTCAGGGAGGTAATACTTCAGGACCTCGCTGACGGACTGCTTGTCGTTCTTGCAGGTAGCGGCCTTGGCGACGTCACGGATGGCACCGAGGAGGTCGTCGAGGGCACCGGCGAGGGAGATGAAGCACTCGTTGGTCTCCTTGTCCTTGAACTTACCATCCTCACCCATGATGCCGGGGAGGCCCAGGCAGGCGTTCTGAGAGATGGCCTCGCCCAGGTCGTCCATGAGCTCAGGGTCATCGGAGGCGAAGCGTCCGGCCAGGGTGTGGCGGGTGCTCTCCACGCTGAGGCTGATGTGCCTGTGCCGGGCCAATTCCTGCAACAGGGCACGGCTGATGCCGCAGACCTCGTAGGTGACGGTGATATGCTCCAGGACGGAATCGTGGCCCTGCTCGATGATGGAACCGAGGTAGACCTTGGGGATGACCTCATCCGCCTTGTGTCCCTTGCCCTTGCAGGTGAGGGCAGCCCTGATCGTGTTGTGGACCATCTCGTCGATGGCCTCATCGCTGGTATAACGCATGATGTCCATAAGTACACGCTCCTTTACTGTTCGTCTACTGTTCGCTACTGTTCGATGAAGGCCTTAGCCTTCGCCATGTAGCGAGCTCCAGCCCCACCGCTGTAACGCGAGAGGGCTTCGTCGATATCGCCGTCGTTCTCCTTCAGGTAATGCGACAGGATGAAGCATCCGGCCCGTATGGCGGTAGGTATCCTGAAGTAGTCCCCATCGTCGTTGATGATGGCGTTGTACTTCAGGCTAGGGCCCCATACGGAGCGCTTCACCTGCATGAGACCAAGGCATCCCTTGCGGTTGTCCACCCAGAAGCGGGCAGAGGATTCGGCGTGCACGACACCGAGCACCAACATGGGGTCGAGGTCGTACTGCCTGGACCACTTCACGATGTTGGCCGCGATGGATGCGGCCTCGTGGCTGGGCAGGGATGGGTTGACCTTGTCCAGTATCAGCGAGGCGATGACGTCTTCGATCGGTTCGGGCTTCACGGGCTTTTTCTCCTCCTTCACGACAGTTATAGCTACGGGCTCATCCGTGGTGCGGGGGACGGGGCGAGGGGAGATGAGGCCCGCATGGATGAGGAAACGGTGACAACAGAACAGGGCCAGGAAGCCCCACAGGATGACGCGCACCATGGCTAGGTCCCCGTGGAGCCAAAGCCGCCGGTGCCCCTCTCAGAGGGGGACAGGGGGGCCCATACGAAATGACAGTCCCTGTGGGACAGGACCACGAGCTGGGCGATGCGGTCGCCCTCGTGGACGGTGAAGGGCTTGGTGTTGAAGCTGTACACGGGTATCAGTATCTCTCCCCTGTAGCCGCTGTCGATGATGCCCACGCCGTTGATGAGGCCACAGAGACGCTGGGTGCTGAAGCCTGAGCGAAGGCAGAGCAGGCCGAAGTTGCCAGGGGGTATCTCTACCCGTACATTGGTCGGGACCTTGGTCACGGTGAGGGGGGAGATGAGGGTGTCCCGGGCTACGGCGAGGTCAGCGCCTGCGTCCCCTAATAGGCCATAGCTCAGCGTGTCGGTCTGCTTCTTGTCGATGTAGTCGAACTTCACGATCATGTGTATCTCTCTCCTTAATGGCATTCGGCCCAGTTGTGGCCCACCTTGTACTCACCATCCAGGGGACAGCGGAAATGAAAGGACTCGCCGGCGTCCCGGATGGCATCGACGGACATTTGGCCGATGGTGTCCGGATGGATGTCGTCCCTTACGGCCAACTGGAACTCATCATGGATGTGGGCCATCTGGGCGATGTCCTTTCCGAAGGTGAAGCCCTCTTGAGCCAGGCGCTCCCAGAGGATGACGGTGGCCTTCTTCATGGCGACGGCACCCGCTGACTGCAACAGAAGGTTCAGGGCGGAATGCGGTGACCGGGCAGGGAGGACGCGCCCATCGATGCCGATGAGATGACCGCGAGCCTTCACCTTGACCTGGACGTCGTTGATGAGCTGGGCCAGGGCGGGCATCCCCTTGAGGAACTTCGTCTTGATGCGTTTGCCCAGGGCAGAGCGTGCCGCTGGGTCGGTGAGGGAGGGGTCGATGAGGGAGCCGATGAGGGCGTCTCCAGCGCCGTAGAGGAAGGCGTAGATGAAGCGCTTGGCCTCGTTGCGGGTCTCCAAGCCTGCGGCCTTTTGATTGGCCGTGTGGATATCCCCATGCAGGACCTCATCGCGGTAGGCCCCTCCGTCGTAGCGGGCCATGTAATGCGCCAGACAGCGGAGCTCTAGTCCAGAAGCATCGCACCCAAGCTGATAATAGCCAGGAGGAGGGCCAAACAGAGCGCGACAGTCAGCGCCGTACTCAGACCCGACTGATGGCACCTGCGCGATATTCGGATAGCTATGCGTGCAACGGCCGGTAACAGCACCATTAGTATTAACATGTCCATGGATGCGTCCGTCCTTCCCGATGTTCTTGAGCCATGCCTGTGAGCCCTCTGACAATTGGCCCAGGCGCTTCTCCAGCATGAGGTAGCGCGAGATGAGAGGGGCCTCTGGGTAGGGCAGGGCAGAGAGGACCTCATCGTCGATCTTGGGGGCTCCCTTGTCCGTGAGCTCCACGGGCTCCCACCCATAGCGCTCCTTGAGACGGTTGGCGATGTGGGTGCGTGAGGATGGGTTGAAGGCGACCTCCTTGCGCTTGATGAAGGGGACGCCCTTGACATACCCACGGGTCTTGTTGTCCCTGGCGGGTATGAACTCCTCCTCGACGGTGACGGGAGGGAAGGCCTTTTGGAGCTGTCCCGACAGGGCCTCCCTCTCTGCGGCCAGCGTGGCGTAGAGCTCCACGGCGGCCTTTTGGTCGAAGCAGAAGCCGAACTGTTCCTGCTTCAGGATGATGCGCTGGAAGTCGTGCTCCAAACGCAGGGCGTCTTGACTGTACCTCTTGGCCTCGATGCGCTGTAGGAGCTTATGGGTGACCCGGACATCCTGCTCGCAGTATTCGGCCATCTCCGGGGACCAGGACTGCCAATCCGTGGTCTTGCCGAAGTCGTCCTTGTACTCCCCGATACGCAGGCCCCAGGCCTCCAGGCTGTGACGGCCATAGAGGGTCAGGGGCAGGCGGGGTGGGCGGTACTTGAAATCATCGTTCTTGAGGTCCGACCATATCAGGCGGGTGCAGACCAAGGTATCGATGATGCGAGAGGATGGATGGGGCTCGAAGCCATAGACCTGATGCAGGGCGGGGAGGTCGAAGCAGATGATGTTATGCCCGATGAGCTCCTTTGCCGTGCGAAGCGTTTTCAGGGCTTTATCCAGCTCCTCCTCCGTGTGGTAGGAGGCCAGCTCCTCGGTGTCTGCGTCCATGATGGCGATGTGGTGTACGCGCGTGATAGTGTCCAAGAGGCCGTCGGTCTCGATGTCGAAGATACAGCGATCGAAGGCCATATCAAAAATCCTCCTTCCCTCTGTCCACGATGGGGCCTCCCTCGAAGGGGCTGAGGGCCTTGAGCCTTCCCGTGGCATCGTCATAGATGAGCTGGTCGCACTGGCCCACGAGGCCAACGGTCCTGTTCTTCAGGACGCGAAGGGTGGCGATGTTGCGCTCATCCTCATCGGTCTGGTCTCGCTCCATGGCGATGACCGTATCGGACAATTGCTCTAGACTGCCGGAACCCCTGAGGTCCGTTAAGGCGACCTGGCGTCCCTCGTTGAATGAGCGGCCCTTATCGGGGCGCTTCAAGTGCACGATAGCCAAGGCACCGATGCCGGTCTCCTCGATGAGGGACCTGAGCCGGGTCATGAGCTTATCGATGAGCTTGCGCTCGCTCTCCTCCTCCTCATCGAGGCCGGATACCACGATGCTGATGTGGTCCAGGACGATGAAGTCCACCCCAAGGGAGACGGCCATGAAGCGTATCTTGCCCATGAGGGTGTCCAGGTCCGATGAGCCGAAGTGGTCGTAGAGCCAAAAGCGGTCGTTGGCCAGGACCTTCTCATAGGCCTCTTCGAGCTGTTCCTGGGTGACGCCTTCCCGGTCGATGTGCAGGGGCTTATCCAGGTAGATACCGACGTAGCGCTCAGCGGTGCGCTTACGGGATTCCTCAAGGGCGATGACACCTAGGGACAGCTCATCCTCCATGAGGAGCTTGTAGGCGATCTCGGCTACCAGGGTGGACTTGCCGATGCCGCTCCCAGCGGTGAACAGACAGAGCTCACCCTTACGGATGCCGTGGGTCATGGTGTTGAGGTCCGGATAAGGCGTCTGATATCCCTCCACAGGGGGCTTTATCAGATCGGCCCAGAGGTCGCGTCCGGACATTAGACCATCCGGTCTATAGTCCCTGGCGTTCCAGAGGCATTCGATGAGCTCCTTCACCCGTCCGGATACCAACATGTCGTTGGCGTCCTTCATGGGGAGGGAGGCGAGCTTGGCCTTGCCGGGGGACAGCAGTAAAGCACAGTCCTGAGCGGCCTTCTGTCCCGGCTCGTCCATGTCGAAGGCGAAGACCACGGTGTCGTAGCTCTCCACGAACTCCAGGTTATCGAGTATGGCCCGCTTCGCCCCACTGGCCCCAGAGGGGATGGAGACCACGGGCCAACGGTCATCCTGGGCTTGGGACACGGAGAGACAGTCCAGCTCCCCCTCCGTGATGACCAAACGCTTTCCGCCGGTGTTGCGCCAGAGGTGCTGTCCGAAGAGCTCTACGCCCTTGGCCTCACCGAGCCAACGGAACTCCTTATCGGGGCCCCTGAGGTGCTGGGCCACGAGGCGTCCGTCCCGGTAATACGGGGCGATGTGGACGGGCTTATCTCGGTAGAGCCCCACGGAATACCCGAACTTGCGCAGGGTCTCCTCACGGAGGCAACGCTTCGGGATGGGCTTGAAATCGCCAATGGGTATCAGTCCCCTTGGCCTCTCATCTTGTCGTATATCCACGCTAGGAACACCGCCTTCATCAGCAGTAGAGGGGCCTCTGTGGAAGGTGTTACAGCTATAGCAGTAGGTGTGTCCGTCACTATAAACACTGCAAGCGTCACTGCTTCCGCAATCAGCGCAAGGCTGGTGATAAAGAAAAGTGCCTTGCTCCAACGGCTCATGTCTCATGCCTCATCGCTGGTCCCATCGGGCCTTATTGGGCCTGACGTCCACGTGGACGAAGGTCTTGTACTTGCCGATGCCGTTGAACCCGGCCTCCTCAGCCTTCTGGGCGAACTCATCCACGGTGAGGCCTTCAGGGAGGCGAAGGTCGGCGGCCTTGCCCTTGACGTGCTGGCTGTTGGGCGAGCCCCGGACCACCTTGTTGTGGTGAGCACAGCGGCAGGCGCTGTTGATGTAGATGGGCTTATTGCCACACAGCTTACGCAGCCTCTCCAGGCCCTCAACGAGGTCGATGTCCGGCGTATCGAAGCCGCAACCGTCCTTGCAGGCGAACTCCTTAGAATCAAAATGCGGGGATACCTTCATCGCTTATCCTCTCCTTTCGTGGGCTTCAGGACCTTCATGACCGCCTGGTACGTCTCGAAGGGAACGCTCTCCACGATCCACTCTGGGGGGACGTTACGGTCAGCGAAGGCGAAGCCGTGCTTCTCACACCAATCGGCGTATGAGGTCGATGAGCCCTTGTAGAGCTTGGTCCTGGAGGATGAGAACACGAAGCGGATATCCAGCTCAGGCCATTGCTCCTTGATGAGCAGGTGCTTTTGACGGTCCTCGGGCAGGAAGCGGCCCTTGGTCTCGATGATGATGCCGTTAGGGAGCACGAAGTCGGGCGTGTACCGTGCTGTGCGTACGGGCACCGTGTAGGGGATGTAGTACTGCTCATACTGGGGCTCTGCATTGAGGGCGGCCTTGAGGTGGTTGGCTACCCGGTCCTCAAGGCCGCTCCGATAAGTCCTGGGGTCGTGTCGTTTGCCCCAAAAGCCCCTAGAAGTCCCCATCGGCATCATCGCCCCTCGATGGGGCCTCGGTCACGTCAAAAGGGGCGTCGGTCATGACGTTGTACCCTTCGTCCTCGCTGTCGAAGCCGAAGTCCTCAGCGGTCCTTGCGCCACCGGACACCAGCTTGATGACCTGGACGGCGTTCAGGACCTGAGAACAGCCAGCGCCGAAGGAGGGACTGCTGAAGGGCCTGAGCTCATAGGCCACCTTGACGATGGAGCCGGACCAGATCTCATCGTTGGCCTTGAAGGTGTTGATGGGGGTGCCCAGGGAATCGAACAGGGCGGGCTTGCGCTCCCAGGGGCGGCCGGTGCGCTTGGATACGCCACTGGCCCGCATCTTGAAGTTAAAGAGCCAATTGCCGGTATCCTCGCCGGTCTGGCGGTCGAGGTCGCGGGCATAGCTGGGGTCGGCCCTCTTGACCTTCTTAGCGGCCACGGGGTTAGGGGCGTTCTCGACGGCCTGCTCATAAGCTTCCTGGGCGACAGCATCGATCTTGGCGATGAGGCTGTCCGCTTCAGGACCGTCGGGGAGACGGAGCTTCAGGCTGTAGGTCCCGTCGGGGTCGAAGGTGGTATCAGCTACCACGAGCTTAGGGAAGACGGCCTCACCTGCGGGGGTGACGCCCTTCACCGTGCGGTTGTCGCTGTCGTTGTTGTTCTGCTTCTTTGCCATGTTAGATCGCTCCTTGTGTGTTAGTCCAGCTCGTTCTTGACGAACAAAGCAACGGCTTTGAAGCCTGGGAAATCCCAAAACGTGTCGTTCACTGCCTGGGCCCTTTGCAGGGATTCGGCGACGGTGCGGCGGATGGGCTTGACGCCCTTGGCCGCAGCGATGGCCTGGAAGAGGCACTCCACAGCGGCTACCTTGTCCTCCCCCGGGATGGGGAGGTCCTGGAGCCGGTCGATGAGGGCCATCTGGGCCTGCTCGATGTTGTGGATACAGATCATGGCTACGCTCCTTTCGTTTTGGACCTGTGGGCGGTCCTTTATCCTGTAACTGTCGTGTTTGCTTCACGAGAAGAAGTAAAGCGACTCCATGACCGTGTTCAGGTCGAGCGCTCCCCTGAGCGGCGGATGCGGCAGGTCCAGGGTGGCCTCCAGGGGGAGGAGGGTACGGACGCGCTTGTCGAATTCGCCCAGGGGGTCGTGGTGTCTGTACATCCACACGAACGAGGAGCGGATGGACCAGGCCAGCTTGGCGGTATCGGCGGCGTGGGTGCCGAAGGAATCGTGGATGAGGGCGAAGCTGTCGATGCCGTGGTGCTCATGGGCCTCACACACAGCGAACACGAGGGCGGATGCGTCCATGGAGTGCACGAAGTTCGGGGCGATGCCGGTGCGCTGTTTGTTCTTGTCCAGGCTGTCGGTGTCTTCCTGGAGGGTGAGCTTGAGGTGGAGCCCTTGGTCGGCGGTGACCTTCACGCGCTCTCCCCCTGCCGTGTACACGAGGCCGCCGGAGAGGGTGGTCTCGATACGACGTGCCTTGGTCTCCACGTAGCGCTGGATGACGGGCAGTCCAGAGGGGGCCACCCAGGACACGGGCATGCCCTCCCTGACGAGGGCGGCGGCCATGACCTTGAGCCAATCCATGGCCTGTGGAGCGGCCACCAGGACGTCCTTGATCGCGGCCCAGACGTAGTTGCCCAGCCATTGTCCAGCGTGGGAGATGGGGTCGTAGATGGGCTTGCTATCGCTCTCCAGGCCCTCGTTGAACAGGGCCATGGCCGTTTCCCCTTCCAGCCTGGACCAGGGCAGGGACTTGTGCTCCTTCTCGATGGCCTCCTTCATCCGGTCCACGATGTACTCCTTAGCGCTGAACAGGGTGGAGCCATAAGGCAGGGTCATGACGGCCCTTTTCGTTATCTTCCGGTCCAGGATGCCGCTGTTCAGCCACTGCTGGGCCATCTCGTAGTCCTCGCTCTCGACGGGGACGGCCTTGAGGAGCTCGATGGTCCTTTCCGCCACGGTCCGGTAGATATCGGCGGGCTTGTCCTGGGGGACCAGGTTCACGCAAGCACCTCCGACGGCATCCCTGAGCATGGCGCTGTAGTGCTGTAGCCCAGAGCAGGTCCCATCAAGGGCGATGGGCAGGGAGGAGCTGTAAGACAGGCCCTCACGCAGGTATCCGTCCCACTCCAGGCAGGCGGCCAGGTAGCAGAAGGGGCTGTCCGCATTGGTCCAGAGGGGCAAGGTGCCCATGGGGTCCTGGGCGATGGCCTGTATCTCCGTGCTGTGGCCCTTGGTCCAGGCGATACGGTCCTGGAAGGACAGCTTATCCTCACCGTGGCAATTGGCGACGTGGACAGCCAGCCAATCGGCGGCCTCTTGGGTGCCTAGGGGCTTGGAGGTGGCGAAGGTGAGCAGTCCCTTGGCCAGGTCGGAGCCCTGGGGGTTGAGGAACTGGGGCAGGGCGTAGATACGTCCCCGGAAGTCGAGCTGGTAGGGGAAATAGATCGCGGGGTCATCCTGATATTGTTCGGCTATCCAAACTAACCGATGCACGATGAGGGCCTTGGACTTGTTGCTCTCGATGGTCCGGTAGACCTCCTTAGCCTGGTATGCCCAGGTCCTGTAGACCTCCTTGTCCTCGAAGCAGGGATGGGGCCCATCGATGGGCTTACCGCACTTGGGACAGAGGGGCATGATGGGCTCCTCTTGACTGGGGAGACAGTCTACAGCGGCTCCAGACCTCCAGAGCTTCGACATGACCTGCAATACCGGCTTGTTGACCTTCCAGGGCGTGTCCATGGCGGCCTTGAGGGCCTGGTAGACAGGGGACATCCTGGCGATGGTCTCAGGGGCCATGAGGACCTCGAAGTAGGCCCTGTCCTTGCTCTTGACCATGGGATACCGCCGGATGAAGCTGGTGTGGTATCCCCCATCGATGGGGTCGGTGTAGGGCCTTGGCGGGATGACCGTAGGCAGGCAGACAGGGGCCATGAGGCCGGTCTTCCAAGCCCAGTCATCGATCCAGGTCTTGACGCCATCCCCGATGCTGATGTCGTACATCCACTTGGAATCAGGGCCTTTAGTACGCTTCACCTGGATGAGCCCTGTGACATCAGCGATGAGGGTGAGGAGCTTGGTCCCGATGATGACCTGATCGCTCTTGGGCCACAGCTCCCAGGTCAGGTCCTCGATGGCTTCGTTGCTGTATTTTCCCTTCCTGGCCTTCTCCATGATGCCGAAGAACGCAGCGTATTTCTTGTCCTTACCGCGCTTCTTTGAGCTCTTGTTTATCTTGCTGACGGCTATCTTGCCCCTCTTGGGGGAGACGGCCATGAGGGAACGACATCGAGCCTCATTTTCCAGCTCCTGGCCGATGTAATAGGCCATGTTCTGGAGAGTTGCCCTGAAATCGAGCCTACTGAGGGTGTCGATGATGACCTTGAGGCTGATGTAGGCTATGGTCGGGCTGTCTAGGTCCTTGATATAGCGTAGGGCAGACCTGGAACATCCGGGTCTACCAGACCTGACGATATCCAGCTCTTTGTCGATGGCTTGGGCTAAGACGTTGATATTACGCTTCAGAAGGGCTATACCGTACGACGTATTGCTCTCTCGACCTGAGGACACTGAGTTTTCGTTGTTATTGAGCTCTCGCATAAGACCATGAGCTCTCATGAGACTTTCTAGCTCTACTTCACGCTTCAACAGGCTTGGGGAGACATCCTGGTAATACGGGTCATTGCAAAGACGGTCATACTCGACATCCAAGACCTCTTGAGACAGGAAGACAGCATTATCAACGACAGACATGTGGAGACCTCCTAAGAATGGCTTATAGACGGACATTGGGTGGACTATGGGGGACCATAGACGGGTCATAGACGGGTCATAGGGGGTCTATGGTGGAGCTATGAAGGAGCTATGGTGGACCATAGACGGACCATGAAGACCTATATCTGGACCTTGGTATTGGGGCTCTGAAGAGCCCCATCTACCTGGGAAGCTAAAGGGACTGAGAAGGGAGGTATATTAAAGCTAGATACAGCTATAGATCAAGCTATAGGGACTTCTAGAACAAGCTACCAAGATGTAACAAGGTCTAGTAAAGCTATATACAAGCTATATACATGTCTAGGGAAGATATATGACAGCCTTCTTAAAGCTTTATATATATATATATATTTATATATAAGCTATAGGGGAGAATGGGGGGTAAGGGGGTGCAGGGGGCAGGGGGGAAGGAGGGGATGTCTCCCCAAGGCTTTGTGTCGTCCTAGATCTCTGTGTCGTCCCTATTTTTTTGGTCGGTCGGTCCTTATACCTGCTAGTGGCGGTTTTGAAGCGAGAAAGCGCGTAAACTGAGCTATTGGAATGTTTTAGGTCTGGTATTTTTGTCTTGGGATAACTGCATTTGGAGGGGTGTCTAGGCGGGTCAAGTCTTGGAGGGGGATGTCAAGGGGGCAAAAAACGAAAAGGGCGGCCACCTTTGCAGATGACCGCCCGTTATAAAGCCTTGGAATGTATGGTGCGGAGGGGGAGAATCGAACTCCCACAGCTTTACAGCCACAAGATCCTTAGTGACCTTCGCGTTACACATTCCGATGAGTACAGGCTTTAAACCTCGTTGTCATCCGCATTTCTTGACAAGAATTGACAAGCCATGCAGTCGTACCAAGTAAAAATACTGAATTTCGTCTCAGTAAAGTCTGAAGGGGTCTAGGAGCTCATCTGAAACTTGAGAGGACCAGATACCCTAACCCCCTCGTTAAGTTTCAAAATAGACCCCTTCAGGACGCGCTCAGAGGGTAATAGGGGTTATCCCTTACCCCTATTTCCGCAATACCCCTCTTGCTTGACCTAATGCCCTATGCTTAATCGACATACTCGTACAGGGCTGTAGGGGCAAGATGGGCATATCGCATAGTGGACTGTATGGACCTATGCCCCATCCATTTCTGCACAATGGCAAGGGGCACGCCCTTCTTGACTAGGCGGCTTGCACAAGTATGTCGCAGGATATGGGGCACAAATTGCGCATCGTCGGTAAATCCTAGGCGGTCCCTTGCACGGTCCCATATTACGCGATACCAGGACTGACTACAGCCCTTGAACAGGGCCCCATGGATATCAGCGCTTTTAAGTGCATCCGCAAGCCTCTTAGTGAGTGGCACTGTACGGGGGTGATTATTTTTGGTCTCCCAAACATTTACAACCCCATACTTGCCTTGCGTCCAGTCAAAGTCCTGCGACGTCAAACGCAAAACTTCTGCGATACGCATACCTGTGTCAAGCATTATCAAGGTACATAGGACATGGTCGTCCTTGCCCCAAAGTTGAAGCAAGGTTAAGAGGTCCTGCTCCTCGTTTTCGGTTAAAAATCTGTCCCTGCCCCGATATTCGCGCCGTCTGGTAAGCGTAGGATGTGCCACCTTATAGCCTAGCTCTTCTGCCGTCTGAAGGATGACGGATAGGCAGGAAAGCTTACGATTGATCGTACTGTTTGCACTACCCCTAGCCTTTTGGGCCTGCACAAACTCATTGACCTTCTCTGTAGTTATCTGGTCAATAAAAGTTTGAGGACCAAAAAACTGAGCGATTAGAGCGGCGTTAATTTCCGCCGTCCTAGCACCTTTCGTATCTTCCCATTTAATGCTATAAGTCCTTGCTATAGCATCGTTTAGGCGGATACGCTCGCTTGCTTGTCTGTCTTCATCAGCACCTGAAAGCATGGCGCGCAAGGCTTCACGCTTTGCAATGGCCTCGTCCAGGGTTGCACATGTCGCAGAATATTGCTTTGAGTGCTTGGTCACGATGACCTGATAACTGTTACCCCGTTTCCTTATCCCTTTGGGCATATTAGACAATGTCATCATCTCCCTATGCTCTTGCCAGTGTTCACTATCACGCTTTCACGGCGTGAAGTGGATACGAAAAAGGGGACCTTCGGAAAGGTCCCCTAGCGCGTTATTCTCGTTATTCTCTTACGGTATGACGGCGCTATAGCCGTCCTGTATCCAATGGGCCCGCGATTCGTCCCATCGCAGGTAAAAGCGGGGCCCATATACGGCGGATGAAGTAGGGGAAACGGCGGCGAATTCGATAATCTGGATAATCGCCCCGCCGTTTCCGTCCATAGACAACTCACACGGGGCCCCATCCCCAAGGCGGGATATGAGGGACAGGGCCAGATCATGCCCATTAGGCCCCGTATAGGGCAGGGCAGACCATAACATCGCGGCCGCGATACTGTTAGGGGACATCTCTATCACTTCCCTTCATCCCCTATATCTCCATCGGCAAGCCTGAAGCGCAATGCCGATAGCCTTCTGCATAGCCTTCTGCCCATCCGTCGGTGTACCCTTCATCATAGTCCGTTAGGATGGACGTAGACGAGGATGACGGGGTATCTTTGAGCAGGTCATCATCATCCCATATCCAATATCTGGATGTGGGAATAGAGTAGACTTTAGAGGGCGGGGTAAGGTCCTGACCATCCGCCCAAGTGAAGCCGTCTGGCAGATGGATAAGTCCAGGGGTACCAACGGGCAAGGACGACGTAAAGAAAAAGTCTTTATCCCTCAACTTGTGATGGGACCATTCAACAAGGTCCCCGTCGTTCTTGACGGCGTATGGGCGGCCGCCAGAACAACCCACAAAGACAGGGGACAGGGATGACAGAGCGGCAAGGGTGGTATCCATGCCAGCACCCTTGACTGCATTAAATACCATTTCGGTATCTGTTATCCCAAGGGCCTTGGCAACGCCGGAAATGCCGCTGATTGTGCCGTTCATTGCCATGGCGTCTGTCTTTTGGAACGTGAACGGATGACAATTGGCATCATTTACACTGGAAACACTCGCAACTCTAGTATGGAATACCGCAAAGTCATAGCGCGTTTCCGTGCAGGCCTTGGCGGCCTGCTCAACCGTGTAGTCCGTCCCCTTCTTGTGAAAGACGATGGTCCCATCCTTCACAAGGGCTAGGCCATTCCCATGCCCTCCACATTGGTGTTCAAGATGCGCAAACAATGCGGCTAAGCAATGGGCCCTATCGTATGTCATAATGGCCTTCTTAGAGGCCAAGAGCAACCTACACATCCCTATATCCCTCCATTTTCTTGAGGCAAGAGTGGCAATACGCCACTCCGACGGATGGGATATCAATCGAGATATCCCGTGACAACATCCGACGTCCGCAACATGTGCAGACCATGGGCATAAGCCCATACCGACGGAGAAAAGCGCGATAAGCGCCATGGATACGACCAAAGAGATTGAACATTGTTATAACCCCTTTCTTTGTGCAGGGGCGATGTTTTGCCCCTGCTTTCTGTCTGTCTGTCCTACGCTGTAGCTTAATCCGCTACAGCTACTTCAATTTCTGGGGCTGGTCCGTACAGGACATCCCCGATCGTCACGTTCAGGGCTTCGTGGACTTCAGGGACGTACAGGTCACGGGCCATGAGATAGTCGATAAGCTCATGGCGCTC